CACCGCCCGCGGCCGCCGTCCCGCTACCGGGTCAGACCCAGAAGCAGAACACGCCGCCATCCTTGCGATAGACGGGCTTGCCCGTCCTCCAATGGATGAAGTAGCGGCAGAACACCTTGCGTCCCTTGCGGGCCATGGTGCTCTCCACGCGCTGGGCTTGACCGCTGGTCGTCGACGACCGATATTCGCGCAGGGTTCTGGCGCGCGATCGGCCTCGCCGGTTGCAGCGTCTCTCGCGGGCTCCAGCATGGTGCCGCGGGAGATGGAGGCCGCGGTCAGCTTCAACTGACCGCGGCCGCGTTGTTGATGGTCGATAGTTGATCCCTGTCTGCGTCCTCCCCTCAATGCGCGTCCGGTCGTGACCGGAAGCTCGGCCCGCTGCTCGGCGGATCCTTGTTCAGCGGGAGCCGCAGGATTGGGCCGCACCCGATGTCGAGGATGCTCGTCGCGATGCTGCGACCGACCACGCGCTCGAGCATCTCCGTCGTCCATGACAGGCGGTCGAGCACTCGGTGCGGCGGAATCGCTTTCGCCTCATGGAGCTTCTGGAAGGCCAATCGGAGCAACCGCGGCGTCTCCGGTGCTGGCTCCTCCGGCTCGCGCCGCCGCCAGCCACGCCGCGCGATCGTCTGCCACATGCGGGTGTTCTCGATCGGCGTGATCAAGCCCTCGTGCTCGGCTTGGACGATGATCGCTTGGATCGAGATGCCCCACTTCGCCTTGATGCGGAATACGCCGTGCCAGAACTGACCGTCGCGACGCGGAAACTCGCGCGCGAGTTGAGCGCGCGGTAGCAGGAACTGGCCGGCGAAGTCGTTCGCCTGCTGCTCAAGTCGCCGGTGCGCCTCGCCGTCGGGGATAGCCTCCTGGTGCAAGACCATGTGCGCGAGCTCGTGGCCCAGCGTCAGCCGCTGGCGCGACGGGCTTCCATTCTCGGTCGCCCGCACGATCATGCGCAGCGGCGATCGGACGCTGAACGCGTCCACGTCGTCGGTGTCCGCGGTGGTGTCGACGACGAAGATGCCCGCGCACTCGAGCGTGGAGGTCAAGTCACGAATCGGCTCGTCGGGTGCAAGCCCGAGCGCGAGTCGCGTCAGCCTGGCGGCCTCGCCGATCGCCACGCCGACATCGCTGCCGCTGTCTCCGCTCGGGAGATCGAACCTCGGCAGCTCAACTCGCGGAAAGCGCATCCATTTGGAGAGCTCGAGGCCGAGCTCAACCGCCATCTCCACGCCGACGCGCGCGCGCGCAATGGCGCGATCGGTCGACTGGCTTGGGGCGCGGAAGAAGACGTCGCTCTCGCCGTACTGGACGACTGGCGGCGACTTCAGGAACTGGCTCGGCACGGCGAGCGCTTCGGCCAGACGATCAACCGAATCCTCCGTCGGGACGATCGCCCCCATCTCGAGCTGCGCGATGAGCTGGCGCGACCCGGCGAACTTGTCGGCCACCTCCTGCTGCGTCTTGCCGCTGAGGATCCTGGCGTTGCGCATCGCCACCGCTGAGAACTGACGGCTCGCCGCGTCACCCGGCATTCGAAGCCCCCATTCCCTCCTCACGGTCATCGAGCAGATCGATCTTCGGATCGGCCGGCTGGCCCGAGGGCGGCGGCGCGTCGCCACCGGTCGCGCGCTCCCATGCGGTCCAGACTCCAAGTGCGTCACCGACAGGCGTCGTCTGGATGACCTTCACCGACAACGTGAACCCGTGAGCATCGGTCTCGACGACGATGCGGAACGTCGAGTCGGGGAACTCGCCGAACAACGGCGCCTGCGAGCGCGCCAGCGCCTCGCGTGCACCGGCATGCCGGTGCTTGGCCGGCGGCCGATCGGCGTCGCCATGGAAGAAGCGAACGGGGACGCGACCGATGCTGAACAAGAACTCCATCCCGTCGTCGAGCACCGCGAGCCAGCGATGCGACTTCGCGAGATGCTTGATCGCGTACCGGCCGCGACCGTAGGCGACGCAGCCGATCTCCCAACCGCCGTCTCCACGCTTCGGGTCGGCGTCGCGCTGCGCCGAGTCGCGCGCTTCCACGAGCGCGGCGGCGATGATCTTGACGCGCTCCTTCGTCAGGTCACGGTCGCCGAAGATGGTCGGTTCGGACGCGTGGTTGGACACGTTCTTCTCCCGCTCGCCTGATGCGAGAGTACGGGATCGGCGATGTTCTCGCCATGGGTTACGAACGGTGTCAGCTAGCTTTCAGCACATCATGAAGCTCTGAATACGACCTCTCTCCTGGGGAGATCGCTGAAACCGTGCGTCGAAACTCAAAAACTAGCCTCTGCTCGGATTCTACCTCGGATGGCTTCCAGACTACCGCCGCACCCGCGCGTGCGGCATCGCCGGGCCGCGGTCAACGCTCACGCCAGCGTCTCCGCTGGTCGTGACCTGCGCACCGGGCGGCAGTCCTTCAATCCGGATGCTGACCTCCGCGCGCTGAGGCGGCATTGAACGCAGCCAGTCAGCTAGCTCGCCGCGATCGACGCCGCTCGGCGCCGCGAGCCCGCCCGGCCTGAAGCGCCCGAACTCGCCGAACGCCGCCTCCATATCGCGCGTGCGAAGGCTTGCGACCCCGGCCGGAATCGCGCCACCACCGCCTCGACCGAACGGACCTCCCGGCGCGTAGTGGCTGAAGCTGCCATCCTGGTTGTAGACGGCGTCTCCCGTCGCCATCTGCGCCGCGACGAGACCGAGCCCGGTTAGCGACGCAACTCCGCCGCCACCTCCGAGCATGCTCCAGAGCGCTCCAACACCGCGGGTTGGCGTCGGCACCACAGGTGGGACAGGCAATCCTGGAGTTCCACCAGGCAGCTGCGGAACAGGGAGCGGGGACCTCAAGAACTTCATCGCGGCTTGCAGCTTGATGAAGCCAGCAACCAGCTTGAGGAGCGGGCCAACCATCGCAGCGAAGGCTGCGGTGTAACCGATTGCCGTCTTCGTCGCCGGCGAGAGGCCGCTCATCCACTTCACAGCGTCGCGAAGGTGGCCAACGAACGCGTTGAAGCCGTCGATCAGGCCACTCTCGAAGAGCTCGTTTCGGAGGTGACTAAGTTCGGTCTTTAGCGCATTCCAGTTGTGCAGTGAGGTATCGGTGAATCCCTCCAACTGTTCTTCGAGGCTCTTCTGCCGATCGACGAACGCCATCACCTCTTCGAGTGAATGCGCGCCGCTTCCGACGAGGGCCTGAGCGACGAGTCCGGTGTCGCCTCGATCGAGCGAGTGCCTTCGAGCAACGTCGATCAGATTCCCGATTGGGTCCTTGAGCTTCCTATCGAGTTGCCGCGCTTCGTCGAGCAGCGCCTTCAATCCTCGGAGCTGGTCCTCGAGGCGGATTCCAGGTCTAGCGCCAGGCTCACCCTCGTCGATGGCGAGCATGACCGCGGCGAGTTGCTCAAGATTCAGCTTCGCTTTCGTCGCTCGAGGGGCGAGTTCCACGAGTGAGTTCGAGAGCAGTGCGATCTTGCCGTGGCTCGCGACATCGAGGCGCGCCATGGACTGACGCACCTCGTGGAGCTTGTCGTTGCCCATCGCGAACGCATTCGCGATTTCCGTGACCTGATTCACCACGGCCTGCGGATTCTGCTCAGTCACGAGCCCGAGGGCTGCGGTCTCCTTCAGGTGCTTCGCGACCTCGTCGAAGTCGCCGAGTTCTTTCGTCAGGTTCTTCCACGTCTCGCTGACGACGTCGTCTGTCATTCCGTACTCGTCGGCGACGGACTCGACGAGCTTCCTCTGCTGCTGCAGCTTCTCCTTGTTCGTGCTGACGTAGCGGCGCGCGAAGGCGGCGTACTTGTCGAACGCCATCGAGTCTCGGATGGCGAGTGCGCCCAGCGCCGCGAACGGTGCCGTGATCGCGAGCGTGGCGCCCTTCGCCACCTTCTCGAGCGACTTGAGTTGGCGGCCGGCGTCGCCGGTCGCCGCCCCGAACGGCCGCGTGAACGCATTCACGAAGCCGAGCGCGACCGCCATCGGGAAGACTTTGGGCGAGTCGCTCATGCGCTTGGCTCCCGCCGCGGCGCGCCGCCATGGCGCTCAGCCGAGAGGCGGAGCGCGGCCAGCCAATCGAGGAGATCCTCGGCGTCGAATCCGTCGATGACGTCGGGCGGCCACCCGCTCATGCGGGCGCACTGCCCGAGCAGCTTCAGGAACTCGTCCCGGGTGGGAGGCCAAGCCCGCAGAAAAAAGACGTTGCGAGCACCAGCCGGTTCGCGTCTTCGACGTCGAGACCGTCCAGTACTGCCACGTCGTGCCCGCAGAGCCGCGCGCCGAACGTCAGCAGCTCGGCGTAGCTCTTCTCGCCACCCCACTTGAAGCTGCTGGTCCGCAACTCCCTCACCGTCGGACGGCGCACGGTGAGCTCGGTGATGGTCAGCGTGCCGGCCTGGAGCGGCTCGCGCAGCTTGATGACGCAGGGCTTGCGCTCGCCTGCGAGCCTGGCGATCTCGGCGAACTCCAGGATCGCGGAGGCCTGAAGCGCCTGAAGCGCCTCGAACCCCTGCGGCGCGGACCCCTTCGGCGGCGCCGCGGCGGCGCCACCCTTCGCCTCGCCGACCGTTGGGCCACCCTGTTCGTTCAGCTCAGCCACGTCGCCTCGCCCTCCCACTCCGCCTGGACGTCGCCGTTCTCGAAGTTGTAGGACCAGTCGCTGACCGCCGCCGCGTTGCGCACCATCGCGGCGCGCCCGCTCGGCGTGGTCGCGACGACGGTGGCCGCCGTCTTCGCCCGGATGGCCGCCAGGGCCTTCGGGTCGGCCGCGGTGATGGTGACGGTGAGCCGCCCGACGCGCCCCGTCTGGAGGCGCCCGTGCACGCGGCCGTCGGGCCCCACCTTGCTGGAGAGCGTCTTCCCCGACTCGACGAACGTCCCGCCGCCGGCGACCAGCAGCGGTTCGCCGTCGACCGTGAGCGACGCCCAACCGAAGATCTCAGCCATGGCCGTTCCCTCTCCTCGAGTCGTTCAGCGGTCGATCAGCCGCGCGGCTGGATCTGGACGGCCGCCACCGCGAAGCCATCCGCGATGTCGGGCGGCAGGATCATGTTGGCGCGCGTCGGATCGGAGCCGTCGATCTCCATCACCATGTCGCGCTCGAACTGCTCGAGGTTGACGATCCACCCCTTCTCCGCCCAGACCGCGGCCGCCGCCAGCGCCTCGGCGCGCAGGATCTTCGGGGTGACGATCGGCATGCCGGGCCCGAACGGCGTGTCGTCGGGCGCGAGCAGGTGGCGCGGGAACTTGGTCTTGACGATGCGCGACCAGTCCCAGCGGATGCAGTCGATGATCGCGCCCTTGTTCAGGTCGAGCCAGTAGGCGTCGGGCGCGCCGGCGTCGGTGAGCTGGCGCGTCGAGATGACGCGGTCGAGGCGCACCGTCCCGTCGACGTCGACGGTCACGCACGAGATGCCGTCGAAGTAGAGGAGGTTGCGGGTGACGAGGTCGAAGCGATCGGCCGGCAACTCGGAGAGCTCCTTCTCGAGCTCGAGCGTCCAGAGCGGCTGGGCCGGGTTGTTGCCGAGCGACCAGGAGATCTTCGCGGCGGCGCGCGCGGCGCGCTCCCACGGCGGGACGAGCGACTTGCCGCCGATGATCGCCTGGTGCCGGCAGTTCTGGCCGTTGCCGAGGCTCGCCAGGTTGGCGTAGGTGTCGCGCTTGCCGGTGATGCAGCGCCCGCCGATCTGGCGCGGCGGGTCGAAGCGCGAGTTGAGCTCGTCCTTCATCGCCGAGAGGTTGGTGGCGTCGGCCCACGGCATGACGATCACGTCGTACTGCGTCTCGCCGACGGAGAGCCAGAACGCCGCGTCGATCGTGGGGTTCGACGTGCCGCCAGTGAAGGCGCCGGCGCCGGAGATCGTCACACCCCCCGGCAGCTTGTCGGCGGGGTAGTAGTTCACCTGGACGAAGAGCTCGTTGCCGACGACGCCCTTGTGGTCGCAGGTGAGGATGACGGCGTTGGTCGCGCCCGAGGCGGTGACGGGGAGGCCCTCGGTCGCGTTCACCGCGGCGCGGATGTCGGTCGCGATCGTGTTGGCCACCGCGCCCGCGGCGACGCCGACCTCGATGCGCCGGCCGGCGACGATCAGGACGACCGTGCCGGCGACCGCCGTGGTGACCGCGACGGTGAGCGTGATCGCGGCGGCGACGCCCGCGCCGTTGTCGTCGAGGAGGATCAGGTCGACGTCGTCGATCCGCTGCCCCTGCTGGTAGTAGGCGACCGCCATGCCGTGGGCGATCGAGCCCTCGCCGGCGTAGCCGCGCACCTCGTCCGCGCTGCGGATCGACTGCTTGATCGTCTTCTGCGCGAGGGTGCCGGCCGCGAGCTTCTGCCCGGCGATCAGCACCTTGTAGGGCTTGGCCGCCGCGCCGCGGCCGGCCTTCGAGTCGTCGACCTCGGTGAGCACCGCGGGCGCGCGCCAGTTGCTCGGGATCTTGCTGAACGTGACCGACATCGGGGCGTCCTCCTCGTCCTCTTGCGTCGTGCCCGGCAGTACCAACGCCGATCAGTCCTCTTCCGGCGGGTCGCTCACCTCGATCGAGCCGTCCTGGAGCTGCTGCTCCCAGAAGACGCTCCAGGTCACGACGCGCCCCTCGGGCTCGAGCGGGCGCCGCGTCTCGGGCACCCGCACGACCTTCCCGGCGAGCGGCTTCACCAGCTTCTGCAGCTGCATCGCGTCCTCCTCCTCCCGTCACACCTGAGGCACGGCGACTTCGTCGCGTGCCGTGCGCTCGCCATCCGGCGGCGGCGTCGTGCCGGCCGCCTGCCAATCCGTGTGGGCCTTCTCGAACGGCGCGGCCCGGGTGGTCTTCCAGTGCGCGAACGTCTCCGAGTAGTCGCACTGGAAGTTCACGACCGCGCTTCCAAGCGGCTGCTCGCCCTTGCTGTCGAAGGCGAAGTCGGTGCGCGTGTAGCGCGTGTCGGCGACGAGCGGCGCGCCGTCCAGCGACGACTTCTCGAGGCGCGGGTCGGAGAGGATCAGCCCCTTCACGTGCCAGACCAGGTCGGTGAGCGCGTCGCTCTCGCTCTCCGAGAGGTCCATGCCGACCGCCGCGACGCCGGCCTCGAAGCCCGTGCGCGAGACGATGACCTCGACGGCGAAGTTCGCCGTGTTCTCGTAGCGCGCCGCCGCCGGGTTCTTGCGCGTGCCGTCCTCGGATCCGAGACGCACCAGGATGCAGGGCAGTTCGCCGCCCGAGTCATCGTCCTCGCCGCCGGCCAAGTGCTGGAGCGCCTCGGTGCGGTTGGTGAAGACGCGCGCGGCCGCGGCGGTCTGGCCGAGGAGGCGCGTCCGGATCGCGCGCAGGATCGCGCCCAGCGGCCCACTAGGGAACGTCGGCGCCTCGTCGGCCACGTCAGTCGACCCTCGGCTTGGTCGAGAGCTGGAGCGTCAGCATGCCCTCGCCGTCGGGCTGCACGTCCTGCACGACGTAGCGCTTGCCGCGGACGGTGACGAAGCTCTTGTGCGCCACCGGCAGGCTCGGGAGGAGCGCGGGGTCGATGTCCAAGAGGGGCTGGTTGCTGCTCACGGTCGCACCGGAGTTGAGGTCGATCGCCACGTGCGCCGAGCGGAAGATCCCACCGTTCGGGATGGTGGCCGGCGCGCCGCCATCCGCCGGCTCGAAGACGATCGTCTCCCCATGGACTGCGAGGTTCGCGGCGCGCAACGCCGCCGAGTTCTCGGCCCAGCCCATGGGGCGTGAATCAGAACTGCGGCCAGACCGACATCAGGACGGTGCCGACGCCGACGCCCGCGGCCTCGAGCGACTTGCCCGCCTTGATGTTGCTCGCCGCCGTGGTCGTGACGCGGTTGCCGTTCGCCACCTCGTAGTAGAGCTGGACGCCGACGCCCGTGATGTTGGAGCCGTCCTTGTTGACGACGGCGTCCACGCCGAAGTGAGCGAGCCCCGTCTCGCCCGAACCGACGGTGTCCTGGACGATCCCGACCAGGTCGTTGACCCGGACGAGATCGCCCTTGTTCTTCGCCTGGCCGCTGAACTTGAAGGTCCCCGCGGCGCACTGGATGTTCCCGGCCAAGGATGGCCCTCCCGAAGTGGTACTCGCTCACTGCTTCGATCACGGGCGCCGACCGCCGCCGGCCGGCGCCCACTGCCGTCAGGCCGTTCGGTCAGCTGGTCGCGAGGTTGCGGTAGATCGCGCGGTGCGTCAGCACGCAGGCCGCGAAGGCGAGCTCGCAGGTCGCCTTGACCGCCTTCGTGTCGAAGTCGACCTCGGTCTCGATCGTCGGCTCGCCCTCGGAGTTGACGAACCAGACGCCGAAGGTCGGGATGAGGCTCGACGCGCCGTAGTAGGCGAAGGGCCCGTTCGTCGGCATCGAGTCGAGCTCGCCCTCGACCAGCAGCTTCGTGCCGCCGAAGACGTTGACCGCCGCGACGCCGTTGGGCGCCGAGATCTGCGTCGTGAGCTCGAGCCCGGCCACCTCGAGGTTCGCCGGCACGACGATCGTGTCGAGCATGAGGCCCATCAGCTTGCCGTCCGGCTCCGTCTGCAGCCGGCCGAGCTTGCGCAGCGCCGCGACGCCCGCCTTCGCGAACGCCGAGGGCGCCGCGACCTCGTTCGCGTGCGTCGAGTGGAAGACCGCCACCCCGTCCTTCATCGCGGCGTTCGCCTTGATGATGGCCCAGCAGATGCGGTTGGGCAGGAGCTGCGCCTCGATGCCGTAGCCCTTGAAGGTGTCGATCGCGTCGAGATCGTCGTTGACGATCGACTCCTTCGTGAACTGCGTGCCCGTGCTGTAGTTGACGGGGGTCGGCGTCTCGGCGTGGTCGGTGATCTTCCCGTACTTGATCGGCTCGCCGGCGAGGCGCACCTGCATCGACGGGCCGAGCCCGATCGCGGCCGCGGTGATCTGCTTGAAGTCGCTGACCCGCTTCGTCCGCGCGATCGCGCGGAAGGTCGGCATGACCGCGTCGTAGCCGAACATCACGGCCTTGGTCGCGACGTTGGCGAGGATGTTCGGCAGGTCGGAGACGCCCATGCCGCCGAAGCTCAGGTGCACGGAGCGCGAGAGCGACAGCCGGACCACCTCCTCGTCGCTCTTGGCGTCGATGTCGCCGATGGCGCCGATGCCCTTGCCGGCGCGCGCGAGCAGTAGGCGCGCCCAGTCGGCCTGGCGCCGGCCGAGCAACGGCTTCGCCAGCGCGACCGCGTCGGCCTGCGCCTTCTCGCCGCGCAGGAGCTTGCCGCGGACGAGGTAGGCCGCCTCGATCGCCTTCGAGACCTTCTCGACCTCGGACTCGCCGCCCGCGAAGGAACCCGTCGTCGGCAGTCCGGCGCCCTTCGTCGCCGAGACGTGCGCGAGCGCGACCTCGCGCGCGCGATCGAGCGTCGAGCCGTCGTCGAGCAGCTGCTGCTCGGTCGCCGCCGGCAGCGCGTGCTGGCGCGACAGCGCGACGATCGCCGCGACGCGCTTGCGCTCCGACTCGCGAGCCGTGGCCTCGGCCGCGGACTTGGCGGTCTCGACCGCGCGCTCGTGGTCGGCGCGCGTCAGCATCGCGACGCCACCTCCCGCCGGCGTGCCGCCGTTGCCGTCGCCCGCGGGGGCCCCGCCGCCCGCACCTTCTCCACCCGCCGCGGCGTCCTTCTTGACATCCGGCATTGCGTTGCCCCTCGTGGACTGTCCACCACCATTGGACCCATTGCGCGAGGTCAACTGTACCACAGTCGCCACGCCATTGTCATCCGACTGTCGAGACAGTGCCGCCGCATTCGGGTCGCGGGGCACCGCGCAGAACGTCGCCTCGAACGGCTGCCACTTCGTGGCGAGGTAGACGACCAGCCCATCCCGCGCCTCGGCCGTCTCCATCAGCTCGATCACGCGGACGCCGGCGGAGAGCGACTTGAGGATCCCCGTCTCGATGTCCTTCACGACCCCCTTCGTCGTCTCGTCCTCGCGCTGCGTCAGGCGCGCCGTGAGGGCGAGCACGCGCGAGGGCGCCGTGCCTTCGACCTTCCAGTCCTTGTCGCATCGCCCGAGGAGGGGGTTCTCCATCCGAGAGCCCCAGCCGTGCTCGTGGACGACGGAGAGGCCCGCGTCGAGGTAGCCGCTCTCGATCGCCGCCGGGTCGAAGGAGAAGCGGCACATGAAGGAGCCGATCTCCGGCGCCCAGTGCTCGAAGGTGAACCCCTCGCGCAGCAGCTCGAGCTTTAGCGTGCGCGCCTTGGCGTCGAAGGAGCTCGGCGCTTCGGGCGCGGCCAGGCGCACCGGAGGCATCTTCAGCTGGCGGGCGGGCTCGGTGGCGGCGGCGGCGGCAGGCATCGATCGCTCCTACTTGCTGGCCGCCGCCGAAGCGGTGGCGGTCTCTTCGGCCGGCGGCAGCGGCGCCGACGCGATGCGCGCGAACATGCGCGCGTCGCAGTCGAGGACGAGCTTCGCGTCGTCGAAGAGCTTGTTCTGCTGCTTGAGCTGGCGGATCTGCTCGCGCGGGTTGATCCCGCGGCGGCGGCACTCGCGCTGCCACGTCGAGAGCCCGGCGCGGATGTCGTCGACCGCGGCCTTCGACTCGCGCACGGCGTCGACCATCGGACGCGCCGGAGCGATCCAGACCGGGACCGGCCGCTCCTCGCCGAAGCCCTCGAAGCCGGCGTCGCGCGCGGCCTCCTCGAACCACTCGAAGATCCGGTCGAGCACGAGCGGCTCGAGCGTGGTCTCCTGCTCCTGGTCGACGAAGCCGTAGAAGTTCAGGAACGCGAGCTTCGAGGCGCTGAAGTTGGCGGGGAAGACGCCCGTGAGCAGTTCGTAGGGGATGCCGAGTGCGGCCGCGATCGCGTGCAGCACCTGGTCGATGAAGTCCTTGAAGTCACCCACCTGCGGCGGATCGCTGAAGGTGATGTCCTCGCCGAGCGGCAGCGTCGCGATCGTGCCCGGCTGGATCTCCTGCAGCATCGATTCATCGATCTGGCCGGTTGCGTTGGGGCTGGCGGGCGGAATCGGTTCGGCGTTCGCCACTCGTCGGAACGCCGCGAAGGCGACCGCGACCTTCTGCTTGCCGAGGTGGGCGGTGATCGAATCGCCGATGTCGCGCAGCAGCGTGATCGCGGGCGCGAGCGCCGGCGCGCCGCTCATCTGGCCGGCGCGCTCGCGGCCGAAGTAGTGGATCACCTCGCTCGCGAGCACCCGGCGGCTCGTCGTCGCCATCCTCGAGAACGGATCGCCGGGGTGCGCGTCGTAGAGCCAGTAGGCGACGCGGCGCCCGTCGGCGTCGAGCTCGATCCCGTCGATGATGCGGCCGCCGGCGGCGGTCTTCTCCTCGTTCTTCAGGCGGTCGATGAAGTCCGTCTCGAGGAGCTGCAGCCGGAGCGGCGGCAGCCGCTTGCCGCGGCGCACGATCGCCTTCCGCTGGCGCCGGCGGACGATCAGCACCTCGCCGCTCAGGTAGCGGTTGAAGACGATCTGGCGCAGCAGCGCCTTGAGGTTGTAGTCGCCCTCGTGATCGCAGGCACTCGACTCGGCCCACTCGCGCCAGACGTCCTCACGCGGGTCGTCGTCGTCGAAGTCGGCCGAGAAGCCGGTGCCGGCGACGTTCGTGGTGAGCGCTCGGATCGCGTTCTTCGCCCAGCCGTCGTTGCGCTCGAGGTCGCGCGCGCGGTCGCGCAAGAGGCGCCGGCCCTGCTTGAGCTCGCCGTCGGCGGAGCGCGCGCCAGGCCGCCAGGCGGCGAGGTGGCGCCCGGTGTCGGCGCCGTCGTAACCGAGCGCGACGAGCGCGCGCTTGCGCATGTCGGTCCAGCGCTGGACATTCATCCAGGCGCGCGCGGCGGCACCGAGCCCGCGGAAGAAGCTGCCGAACGTCACCGGTAGCCCCGGTCGAAGCGCACGAGCGTGAGGTTGAGGCCGCCGCGCGCCGCCTGCCCGGTCTCGCGCTTGATGAGCGCGATGCGCTGCTCGAGATCCTCGCGCGACGCGAACTTCGTCATGCGGCCAGACGCGTCGCGGACCTCCAGCGCGCCGGTCGCCAGCGCGCGCTCGAGTGGGATCAGGTCGGCCGTCGTGAATGCCACCGGCTCATGTCCCCGAGGCCGCCGTAGCGGCCAGTCCTTGGGGCGCTCCCCTTGGCATTGCCGCGCAACTGTGCCGGCGCCGCCCCGCCAATGGCGCGCGCCCAGTCGTGTTCATTCCATCGGTCGATCCCGACAATAGCAGACGCCGCCCGGGCATACACTCGACAGTCGAGCGCCTCATTGCGGCCAGTCTTCTCCCAGACGAACTGGGTGAAGCCGTGCTTCTTCTTCGTGACGAGGCGCTCGTTGGTCAGCTGCTCGAAGTAGTCCTGCGGGTACTGCGGCCAGTGGCAGAGCCCGGTTGGCACCGGCTCGCCGGGCCGATTCACCGGGCGCACGCGCAGGAAGGTGAAGAGCTCCCGCTTCGCGAGGTTGGTGCCGACGCCCCAGAGCTGCACGCCGCGACGGATGACGCCGCCGGCGCGCCGCACGTCCATGTATTTCGGGTGGCCGGTGACGAGCGTCGGCTGGGTCGCGCGGCCATCGACGGCGATCACCGAGCCCGGCGGCTTGCCGCGCACCCAGTTGTAGACGCGCATCGTGTCCCAGCCGGTGTCGACGGCGAGCAGCCGGATGCGCAGCTCGCCGCCGCCCGCGCGGCGGTACGGCCGCACGAGCAGGTCGTCGAGCTTCCGCCACGTCGCGTCGGCAGAGGTGTCGCCCTGGATCACGATGTAGTCGATCGACCAGCTTTCGAGCCGCGGCCCCCATCCGACGACCTCGACCTCGATGCGGTCCTTCTGGACGTCGGCGCCAGCGGTGAGGACGTGGACGCCCTTCGGCACCGTCCCGATCGCGTAGAGCTCGCGCCGGCTGAAGAGATCCTCCCACTCGGGCGACTCGCCGCGGTCCTCCCACGTCTCGCCGAGCACCTCGTTGATGAAGACGCGCAGCTTGAGCGCGTTCTGGCCGTTGCCCTCGTTCACGTAGCGCGCGGCGATGCGGCTCCACGAGAGCTGGCCCGGAGGGGAGTAGAGCGACGAGACGTGGAAGCTGCGGTAGGACTCGCTCAGCCGAGGCACGGTCGGGCGCCAGACGTGGCGCTCGAGCATCCAGTCCTTCTCGGACTCGTCGATCCGGCCGTGGCACTTCTCGCACTCGTACCAGACGTCGAGGTCGGGCAGCACGCCCTCCCAGCGCAGCCCCTTCCGGCCCGTCTTCACGTCGCGGAAGATCAGCAGCTGCTGCTCGCCGCAGCGAGGGCACGGCACGTAGAGCCTGCTCTGGTCGCCGGCCCGGAACTTCTTCGCGATCGAGCTCGTGAGCTCATCGGTCGGCGTCGAGATCCAGAGGTGCTTGCGGTTGCGGTAGGTCGACGTGAAGCGCTCGATCAAGGCGATCGGGTCGCCGGTCGCGATCGTCTTCGGGTAGGCGTCGATCTCGTCGGCCAAGACGTAGCGGCCGGAGCGCGATCGGAAGCGGGCCGGGCTGTTGGCGCCGGCCCAGATCAGGCTGCCACCAGGGAACTCCTGCACCATGATGGTGTTGCCCGAGTCGCGGCTGCGCGGCGGCGCGATGCGCTCGCGCAGCGGCTCGGAGAGGTCGACGAGCGGGCGCCACTTCTGCTTGCTGGCGTCCTTCGCGTCCTCGACCGTCGGCATGCAGCTGAAGATGTTCGAGGGGTGCTCGCTGATCAGGAAGCCCATCCAGATGTGGGCCATCAGCGTGATGCCGAGCTGGCTGCCCTTCATCACGGCGACGTCGGTGACGGGCGAGTCGGGCGAGAGCGCTTCGAGGATCTCGGCGACGTAGGGCGAGTTGCAGACGCGCCAGTCGCCCAGCGTGCCTGACGAGCGCGAGTCGAGCGCGATGTGGCGCTCCGCCCACTCGACGATGTTCCAGAGCTTCGGCGGGCGCAGACCGTCGGAGATCGCCTGCGCGATCAGCTTGCGCGCGGTCGACCTATCCATCGCCGTCCTCCTCGGCGGTGGCCGGCGCAGGAGCCGGTGCGACTGGACGCTCGTCTTCGAGCTCGGCGCGCTCCGCCTCGCGCAGGGCGCGGTCGGCCTCGACCTCGTAGATCGCGCGCAGCTCGCGCAGGAGGATGTCGCGCACCTTGCGCTCGTCGGCGGCAAGCGCGAGGCGCCGCGCGACGCGCTCGACCATCTGGTAGCTCTTCGTCTGGAGCGCGTGGAACTGCCCGAAGACCTGCTTCTTCACCTGGTCGAGCGGCACGAGCTTCCCGCTCTCCTGCAGGTAGGCGAGCTTCTCGCGCCGAGTCGTCCAGCGGAGGTTCTCGGTGCGCAGCTCCATCAGCGAGAGCTTCGACCCGTCGTTCTTGCGGCGCGCGCGCGGCGCGGCATCGGCAGCGCGCGCGCGCTGCTGCGCCGGGTCGGTGTTGGCCTTCCACGCGGCGTCGGCCTTCACCAGGTCGATACGCGTCGCGTGGCCGCTGCCGGTCACCGCGCCGCGCAGGCGGCCATCGGCAATCGCCTTCACGACGGCGACGTGAGACGTCGGCTCCCCGCGCTCCGTCCGATGCCTGGCGTAAGCGCGGACCCCGACGAGCACGCGCTTCCCGGTCACGGCACCGCCCGCGCCGGCCGCGGCGCGCGCACGTCGAAGTTCGCGAGGATCGAGAAGCAGCGCTCGAGCGCGCGCGACACCGCCTCGGGGTTGCCGTCCTCGTAGGCCCAGACCGGTTGCCGGTCGAGCAGGCGCATGAGCAGGAAGGCCTCGTCGCGGCGCACGACGATCGCGACGGCGAGCCCGGTGCGGACGTGAAGCACGGCCCACCCGGCGCGCTGGCGGACGGTGCGCGACGACACCGTCAGGTCGCGGATGACGCAGAGCTCGGCGCTGGCCGAGAACGCCTCCGGGATCACCGTCAGGAGCCGCCCGGTCGGCGCGAGTCGAACTCGCACCGCCTCAACGACCACTCTCCCCGCTCGCTCCATGCACGCCCGCCACGGCGCGCCGCCTGCCCTGCGGCAGCAATCCTACGCGGGCGCCGTGCTCGTCGGAGGGCTCGCGGGCGCGAGCGTCTCGCGGCTGCGCTGCTTCACCCAGTCGTCCTTCGCCTTCCTCAAGCGCTCCTGCTCGCGGTCGTGCGTCGCCTTGACGGCCGACGCCGAGCCGATCCAGGTGCACCTCGCATGGCCCACCTCGCCCTCGAACGAGAACAGCTCGAGGCGGTCGCCCTCGATGCGCAGGTAGCCGCCGTGCTGGCCAACCGGCGGTCCGAACGGGCCGAGGTTCGACCTCGCGCGCGCGCCGGCAGCGATCGGCGTGTCGCCCTTCGGGACGCGCTCGCGCAGCGAGGCGGTTCTCGCCGCGGCGAGCGCGGACGCGTCGTTGCGCAGGTTGGGTGGCGGCGCGCGCGCGGCGCTGCTCGCGGCCGCCTTGTCCTGGCTCCTGGCGCACCACCGGAAGAGGAAGTCGGCGCGGCCCGCCGGCGTCTTCCTGGTCTTCGGGTTCAGCGTCTCCCACGCGTAGGCCTGCCGCAGCTGGTCGCCGAGGTCGAGCGACGGGAACGCCGAGAGCAGCTGCGCGCGGGTCTCCGGCCAGCGCTCGAGGAAGGCGCGCTGGCCGGAGCGCAGCCGCGGCACGTCCGACGCCTCCGGCGAGTGCCAGCGCTCGAACGGGCACAGCTCCTCCGGGACTTCGGGCCACTCGCCTGAACGCTCCGCCGGCGGCGGCGAGGCGGCGGCGTCAGCCGCCGAGCTCGGCGCAAGCGGAGCGACCGGAGGGAGCTCCGCAGAGGCGGAGCGAAGCGGAGCCGCATGCTCTTCACTGCTCTTCACTTCACTGCTATGGCCGATTCCGTGGCGTTCCTTGGATTCCGACGGATTCTGATGGATTCCGATGGATTCCGTCGGAATCGGTTCGACATCGGCGTGTCCTGGCTCCTGGCGATCGCCGTTGCGTCGCTCGCGATCCTTCCTGCGCTTCTCCTCGACGAAGCCGTCCGTGTCGGCCACCATCGGGCAGGCGATCGTCGTCGGATCTTCTGGTCGGACTCCCGCCTCGACGCGCAGCGCGCCGAGTTCGTGCAGCCGATCGACGGCCTCGAGGAAGCGATCGAGCTGGCACCTGGCCAGGAGAGCCCAGCGGCGCGGTGGCATCGTCGCGGCGCCGCGCACGCCGTGCAGCTGGATCAGCGTCGCGAGCCGCAGGAAGAGCCCCTCGTCCTCGAGCGACAAGCTCGCCGCGACCGCCGCCCACGGCCCCGAGTGCACCGCGAACCACGACACCTTTCCAGCCACGATCACCTCCCGCCGCGCCGCCAGGCGCCCGCCTCTCCGCCTTCGATCACGCCCGCGTGTGGGGCCGCAGTTCTCCGCTCCTCGTGTCCTCGACGAAGAACGCGCAGCGCTCCGGGTCGAGCGGCGCCATCGCCTTGATCGCCGCGGCGCGGCGCTTGTAGGTCTCGCTCCAGAGGCCGCGCTGGCGGTTGATGCTCGTCACCCGTAACAGCCACTCGCCCTTCTTCCCGGGCGCGCGCACGACCTCGGCTCGAAACGGCTTCAGCATGGACGTCTCTCCTTGAACGCTCCCCCTGCCGGAGGCGTGCCGGTGCGACCCGCGAGACGCACGTCTCGATCGGGCCGTTGCAGTTCAGCGCGGCAGCCATCGCCTCCGGCAGGAGGCTCGTCTTTCTGTTCTTCAGGGCAGGCGCAGCAGCGCACGCAGCGCCCGCAGTCGGGGCAAGACGCAACGCTGCGGATGCACTTGGCGCAGGAGCTCAAGGTCGCGACTCCTCGTGCGCGGCAGGATCGGCCACGAACCCGTGCCACCTGCAGACCATCGCCCCGCGGCCGAGAGCGGCGGCGTGCACCGGGCGGCCAGCGATGATCAGCGGCATCCCGACGAGCGTGCGCACCTCGAGGCGGCGCAGCGTCTCCGTCGAGCGGCGCCTCCCGCAGTAGTCGCAGCAGCCGAGCGCGCGCTGATGAGACGGACGCCCGATCGGTCGCCCGAGCTCGTCGACGCGGCGCAGCGTGCCACCGCAGCCGCAGCGGAAGTCGGCGATCCTCGCGCCGTCGGGGGCCGGCACCGAGCGGATCTTGTCGCAGCGGCGGCAGCGGCCGTTCATGGCGCACCTGCCGCGAAGAGCGGCGGCTGCCGCGAGACCGACGGCGCGCCGCGCAAGTTGGCCCGCACGATCGCCGCGGCCACGTCCGGGCAGACGCTGTTCCCGACGAGCCGGATCTTCGCTGCCTTCGTCTTCGCCGCGGCGAGGTCCATGCGCGCGGCGTGATCGCCGAACTGCGCGCGCAGCAGTTCGTGCGGCTCGAGCATCCGGAGCCCGATGTCGACGATCGCGTAGCTCTCGCCGTCGACGCGCACGACGTGAGGCCCGGGCATCCCGTGCCGCTCGAGGAACGTCTCGACGAGAGCGAAGCGCGCCTTCACGGTCGCGGTGTGGAGCGGCTCGTCGACCGCCTGGCCGAACGCGGTTCCGTACCACTTCGTCAGGCTCGCGGCGACGAGCGAGTGATGGTCGCGCGAGGTCACGACTCCGAGCGGACGCGTCGCCTCGCGCCCGACCTCGCCGCCGTAGTGGTGCGCGAGGTAGGCCGCGACGAGCGCGCGCTTCGATCCGCCAGCCACGACGGCGCCGAGCGGCTTGTCGAGGCCCGGGACCCGCGGCGCCTGGCCGTCGCGCTCGCCGTGGCCGGTCTGGATCAGCGTCGGAGCGACTAGCCCGAGCGCGTGCCCTGCGCCTGCAGGTCGATCCTCGCGACCGCCTCCGGCCGTGATCGTCGGCATCGGCGCGTCGACGCGCTGGCCGGCCGAGTCGTAGCGGAACTTCGCCAGCGTCGGGGCGACGAGCGGCGAGACGATGGCCCGGTCGCCGCCGTCTGGCGTTGCGGTGATCGTCCGCAGCGGATCGCCGAGCGGCTCGACGCGCCCGCCGTGCGAGAGGTTGACGACGAACGGCTCCGCGGCGCCGAGCACGAAGCGCCGGATCCCCTCCGCCACCCGCCGCAGCGTCGCGGGCGCGAGCGGCCGCCTCCGGTCGAAGATCGAGGGGCACGGCAGCGACCAGTCGATGCACTCGGCCGCGGTGCGCAGCGGCAGGAGCCCGGGCCCGTGCGTCGGCTTCGGCCAGGCGATCGGCTGGCCGTCGCGGCGCGCCACGATGAAGAGCCGGCGCCGCCGGGTCGGGGCGCCGAAGTGGCTCGCGTCGAGCACCCGGCTCTCGACCTCGTAGCCCCGGTTCCGCAGCGCCTTAACCCACCCGCTGAACGTCTCGCCCGCGCGCGCCTTGATCGGCGTCCCGTCCTTGCCGAGCGGTCCCCAGGTCGTGAACTCTTGCACGTTCTCAAGCGCGATCACGCGCGGCCGCACCGCCTGCGCCCACTTCACCACGACCCACGCGAGCGACCGGACGCGCGGCGAGCGCGGCACCCCGCCCTTCGCGCGCGAGAAGTGCCGGCAGTCGGGCGAGGCCCAGAGCAGCTCGACCGGGCGCCCGCCGGTCGCGTCGAGCGGGTCGACCTCCCAGACGTCCGTCTTCAGGTGAAGCGTGTCGGGGTGGTTGGCCGTGTGGACCGCGACGGCGGTCGCGTCGTGGTTGACGGCGACGTCGACCGAGCGGCCGAGCGCGGCTTCGATGCCGACGGACGCGCCGCCCGCGCCAGCGAAAAGATCGACCAGGAGGCCGCTCATGCTGGCACCTGGTCGGCAAGCCGGCCCTGCAACCGCTCGACGGCATGGATGAGACTCTGCAGCTCGGCAATGCCGCGCTCGGCCCCACGGCGCGCCTGAGCTAGCGCGTCCTTCCCGTCACCGAATCGCGCCAGCAGCGCCCGGAACTCGCCACATTTCTCGATCTGGTCCTTTGACCATTCGTGGACCCCGATCAGCTCGCGAAGCCTCAGGAGCTCGGCATCCGCCGCCTGGCGCTTCTGCTGCAGCCGAACGCGCTCCTCATCGAAGCTCGCGCGCGCACGATCGTTGGCCGTCTCAAGCTGATGCTGAAGCGCGCGGACCTTCTCCGTCTCGTACCACGTCGCCTGAACCCGCCGCATGATCCCGACGACCTCGCCCTTCGAGTACGGACCCCGCTCACGGACCGCCGGCACTCGCACGTTGAACAGCCGCTCGCCGCGGACCTCGATCAAGCCCCACTCCGGAGGCAGCTCATCGAGCTTCACCACGCTCTCAGGAGCCGCGACGAAGAAGCGCTCGACCATCGCGAAGGTCCGCTCCGCCTTCTCCGCGTTCTTGAGCTCTCGCAGCCAGTCCGAGCGCGACACCTTCACTTCGATGCCGTCGACGCGCAGCCCGCGCGACGAGAAGGTGTTCCAGGCGACGAGGTCGAGATGGCGCGCCGCGCCTTTGTTCGGCGGCACTTCGCGCAGCGTGAACCACTCTGGCGGCTCGTAGCGCCGTGCGACGAGGAGGTCGATGATCTGCTCCGACGTCACGTCGCGGCCCCGAACAGCTCGAGCTGCGCGCCGGCGACAGCGTGCTCGCGCGCCACGATCACGCGCGCCTGCTGGCACCATCCGACGAGGTCGCCAGCGCGCCGCGGCTTGGGCTGCTCCTCGCCGACCCACGTCTGGTGCAACAGCAGCGCGAAGTCGAGCGGCACCTCGACGACGGCGTCGGTTCCGCCGTCGGGAAGGTCTTCCGCGGCGCCGGCTGCGGCGAGGCAGCGGTCGCAGAACACGCTGAACAGGTAGCGCCCTTCCCGGTCGCGCCCGAAGGTGTCGGCGTAGCTCACGGTTTCGGCTCCCGCAGTTGCTTGAGCGCGAAGCGGAGCGCCTCGGCCTCCTCGCCCTCCTCGGCCGGCGCGATGGAGGCGAGCAGCTGCTGCGCCGCCTCCATGAGCAGCGCGACCCGGTCGACGAACCGCTCGGGCAGCGGGACGCGGTTGCGACGCCGCTCGCCGCGCACGCCCCTGCAGGTCCCGCACGTGGCGCCGTCATCGAGGCGACCGGCGCACTGCTTCGTGTGAGTCCCGAGGCCACCGCCGGCCGTCAGGTAGACCTCGACCGCCTTCTTCTGGCAGCGCATCAGAGGCCGCCCACTTCGTCGGCGTCGGCGGCGCGCTCGCGGGCATCTTCGTCGGCATCGGCCTGGCTCTCGATCGGCGATCCATCCGGCCGCGTCAGCGGCGGCATCTGGACGTCGATCCCGCTCTCCTCGCAGTCCTCGCACGCGCCGTTGACGCCGAAGCACCGCTCGCAGACCTCGTCGCTGCAGACGGGGCAGAGGCGTGGCCACTCCATGAAGCCGCGGCAGGAGGCGCATTCGGAGGAGCTCACGGCGCCACCCGCATGTCGTTGACGAACGAGAGGTCGATCGCGCACGCCCCGAACTCGATCGAGAGCGTGTAGGCGATGCGGCCGTGCGCCTTCTTCTCGAAGTCTCCGATCAATCGGATGGCGAACTGGCTGGTGATCGCATCGACCAGCAGTCGAGGGCTCGTCGGCATCTCGCCCCACGGCACCGCGATCAGGTCGAAGTCGCGCGCGAGCGTGCCATGGATCGCGAGCGCGTAGCCGTGGTCGCGGGCTACTTGAGCGAGCTTTGGATAGAGCGCGCAGTAGGCGGGAGCGAAGTTGGCGGCCTTCATTGCGGCACGCTGACCGCAGGGAACTCGCGGACGCGCAGACCTTCCGGCCATTCCTCCATGTCGCCGCCCTTGCGGCTCCGCAGAATCAGTCGCCGCGACTCCTCCTCGTCCGGCGAAAGATCCTCAGCGCAGTCGACCGGCCACGCGCCGAGTTGCTTCACGAAGACCGGGACCCGAGCGGCGCGACATTGCGCGACAACGTTGTATGCAGTCGCTAAGCAGAACGGCCGCGCGCCTGGACCCGACTCGCCGCCGACGATGATCCAGTTGACTCCCGGCAGCACCGCCCCGTGCAACCACGGCTGGAACGCGACCGGCCCGAGCGCCGGTTCGTAGCTGACGAAGTGCAGCGCGGCCGGCGTCTCGAGCAGCAGCGGGATCCGTTCATCGGCCGTCTTCTGGTCCTCGACGCTGACGCCGAGCCAGACGTTGGGGAGGGGCCACTCGATGTACGCAACGCCAGTCGCTACGACCGCCTTCGGGAGGTGCCGAGCCATCTCCAATCCGATCGAGTGCTTCACGCCGCTAGCGCCTCTCGACATGATCCAGTCGAGCATTCGCTTCGGCCGCTTCGTCAGCACCTGGAACGTGTGCTCCGGCGCCAGCGCCATCACGGCGAAGACGCGGTCGATTGCCACGTCCTGCAGCGCCTCGTGGAAGAGGTCGCTCATGCTGTTGACGAAGACGCGCTGCGGCGTGCGCCAGTGCAGCGGCTCCTCGAGCTTCGACTCGACAAGCTCGACGCGGCCCGTCCAGCCAGCGCCAACCACACCATTCACCGCACGATGCGCGATGCCGTAGAACGGCTGCCCCTCGCCGCTGAACCTCGCCGCCACGCGCTCGGCGTAGCAGTTCCGGCAGCCCTCGCTGACGCGCGAGCAGCCGCGCACGGGATTCCAGGTCCGGTCGGTCCACTCGATCGAGGTCGCGCTCATGGCGCCGCCCCGCTCGGCAGCAGCGATGGCACCGAGCCCGACTCCGCGAGCTCGCGCAGGCGCGGCCGCAGCTCAGCCTCGAGCGTGCGACCGTTGCCAAGCACGATGCCCGCCATGAACTCGCCCTCGAACGTCGAGATGCCCGACGCGATCGCTTCGAGCTTCGCCTTGACGACGAGCAGCAGCGCGCGCCAGCGGCGCCGGAGCTCGCCGTCGACGAGCCCCTGAAGCCGGCCGCCATCGGCGTGGACGTAGCGTCGCAGGTTGACTTCCCATCGCCGAGCGTCGCGGTTGCTCGGCTCGAACGACAGCGCGTCGACGGGAGGCACCTCAAGCGCGATGAGGAGCCCGCTCGACTTGAGGCGGAACGCGCAGCGCGCGCGCCCGCCTGCGCCCGTGGCGAACGCAATCTCGAGCGCGCCGGCCCGCTCGAGGACGCGCTGCAGCTCCTCGCGCGACCGCGACACCGGGACCGACGTTCCCTCGGCGAAGCGGTAGCGGCTCACAGCGCCGCCTCGACGCGAGCGCAATGGACGACCTTGCAAGCCTTCTCGAGCTCGGCCAGCGAGACGAGAACCTCGCAGTCGGCGAACATCAGCTCCGGCTCAGTCTTCTCGAGCGCGAGCACGATCGCGCGCTTCCCCTGCCCGACGGCGAATCCGAGCTCGAAGCTGGCCGACCGCCCGCACGGCAGCACGAAGACGCAGGCTTCGCAATCCCGCAGCGCCTTCATGTCCGACTCGAAGCCGGCGCGCGCGATCGGATGGTTCAGCGCCGCGCGGTACTGCTCGACCGTCCAGTTCTGCCACGCCGGGTCGATCGACTCCCAGGCGAAGCCGGTGCGACCTGGCGGGTTCCGGAAGTCGTAGACCTCGTGGCCGAAGTAGCGCAGGAGCGCGACGACTTGCGGCTGGTGCTTGTTGCGCCAGCTCGACGCGACGTAGATCTTCATCGGCGCGCGCCCTTCTTCGCCGCCGCCGACTTCGGGCGACCGGTGACGCTGAGCGAGACGCGCGAGACGCCGCCGTGCGCCATCTTGCGGTTGAGCTTCTTCTCGAGCGCCGGGAGGTTGTTGGCGACGTGGTCCATCACACGCTCGGCGAGCGACGAGCCGGCACCGCCGTCCGCCGCGGCAGGCGCCGGCGCGCGCGACTCGTCGACCACACCGTGCGCATCGACGTCCGCCGGCCGCGGCGCCGCGCTGCCATCGAAGAGCTGCGGCTGCAACGCCCCTCCGACCTGCAACGCACTCGCCCGCATGAACGTGATGTCGTCGAGCTTCGCGAGCTGCTTGCCGAGCTGCGCGGACGCGATCGCGATGGCGGTCAGCAGGTTGGGCGCGCGGACCTGGTAGGCGGTGATCACCGCCGTCGCCTGGAGCGACCGGTTTCCGAGCACGATCTCGACGTCGTGAGCGGGCAGCGCGTCCTGGTCCTCCGGCGAAGGGACCGGTGCGAAGCCAGCGGTCTCGATGTTCTTCGCGCTGCCGTCGTCGACGGCGAAGCGCCCGCTCTTGAAGAACCCCGCCGCCGCGGCGCCCGCGCGCGCCGTCGCCCCCGACTCGGTCACCGACCGCACGCCGTAGCAGGTCGCCCTGGCTCCGAACCGGATGTCCGTCCCTTCGGGAAGCGTGCCGCGGATGAAGCAGACCCACTCGAGCACGTCGCGCGGCGGCGCGGGCGGCGGTGGCGTTGCATCGGTCTCGGTCGTCATTCGAGGTGCTCCTCACTGCCGCGCAGGGCGGCGATTCGGGTGGCAGCGGCCGGAGCGAGGTCCGGCCGCGGCGGGTTGGGCGGGCGCTCGCGCAGCGCCGCGAGCAGGTAGTGGCGCGCGATCAGGTGGGCCAGCAGCACGTCGAGATCACGCGACCGCAGCGAGACGCTGCAGCACGGCGTCGGCGACCGTCAGGTAGCGGGTGAAGGGCTTGCTCGACTGGTTGTAGGCCGAGGTGTCGATCGCGGGCAGCACGGCGCGCATGCGCGCGCTCGCGTCGAGGCACTTCGTGGTGAGCGACTGCCCGACGGTCGCGACCGCTTCCTGCGCGAGGTAGAGCGCCGCGCAGGTCATCTCGACGTCTTGCAGCTTCGGCAGCGTCCCGACGAAGCACGCGCCGCCTTCCGCGCCGAGCACTGCGAGCGGGTCGTTGCCGGCCTTGGGCTTGCCCATCGCGGTCGCCGCCGCGATCGCGTCCTGCGCCTCGAGGTCGCTGAACGTCGTCGACCCGAACGCCCACGCGAGCTTCCCGGTGCCGCGCACCCAGGCGCGGTGGATCACATACTCCGCGTGCTCGACGATCACGTTGGCGAGAGCGACGGCGAGCTCGGGGCGCAGCAGATTCGACGCGAGGGCGCGCGCCATGCCGAAGAGCAGCTGCGCGTTCTGGAAGGTGTAGTGGCCTTGGAGCTGCGGCCCGTGCCCCTGCCAGTCCTTCGGCGCGATGATCGGCAGCTTGCGGTCGTCGAGATCCTTCGACCACGCATCGAGCCACTTCGGGAAGTCGGTGACGATGCGGGCGACGCGATCGTTGAGCGAGCGCTTCGGCTTCACGCCGGCGAACATCACCCGCAGCGCCTCCTCGTCGCCGGCGCCGAGCCCGAGCTCGGTCGCCATCACGTCGTTCTCGAGCGCGACGCCGACCGCGCGCTCCTGGTTGTGCCAGAAGTCGGTGCGCGCCGGGTGCGCCTTGGTGAAGAGCGACCAGCGCAGCGCGAAGAGCAGCACGCCGAGCGGGTCGCCCACCTGGCCGATCAGGTGCTCGGGCGCGAAGTGCGCGTGCGCGACGTCGTAGGCGTTCCACCCCGCCGCGGTGAACTTGTCCGTGTTCCACGCCTCGGGCGTGCCGGGGTTGATGTCGCCGTCGATCTGGCAGACCGAGTCGAGCCGATGGCAGACCGGCCGATTGGCGAGCGTCGCCGTGACGTAGGCGCGGATCGTGGCGAGGCCCTTCAGCATCTGGGCGTCGTCGAGGCCGCGCAGCATGTGGACGCCGGCGCGGACGGTGAAGCAGCGGTCCGGGCCGCCCGACTGATGCGACGACTTGTTGGGCGGGAAGCTGTCGGCCGGCGTGAGGCCCGGCATCATCCGCACCTCGGGGTAGAGCGTCATCACCGAGCCGAGTCCCGGCAGCGGACGGAGCAGCTCGTCGACGGCCGGCACGAGCACCGCGCCGCAGTGCGCCTCGAGGCCGAGGTCGTCGCGCTGGTTCGAGAGGTTGCAGTCGGCGGCGAAGCCGGTGCTCGCGCTCGCCGCGCTCAAGCGCAGCGCGCCGTCCGGATCCTGGTAGTGGACGAGCTCGAGGTCGCAGAGTCCTGACGGCTTCATGGTCGCTCCAGCTGCATGGGTAGGCCGCGGATGGCGGCTCGAAGATCGGCGCGGCGCTCGTCGACGCGCTTGAACAGGGGGCCCCGATAGGGGCCTCTGGAATCCATCGCTTTCTGATTCGCGTGCATCAGCGCGAGCGCCGCGAATCCCACTCGGATCGCGTCGCGCTGCTCTTCCTCCGACACCGCTCGGTAGTTGAAGGCGCCGTCATCGGCGCCACGGATCCCGGTCAACTTCCCGAGCACCTTCGCGGCGTTCTCGATGCTGATGCCAGCCACGTCGCTCTCCCCGAACGGGCGGCCGCCGAGGAGGCCGCCCCAGGTCTGTCCGGTCGCTGTCGGAGGAGGTCGTCGTCGCTCGAAGAAGTGGAAACCCGTCAACCGGCCCTCGGCAGCCGGCCGTCTGTGTGTTCGATCGAGGGGCTAGCCGGAGGGGCCGCCACGAATCTCGGCGACAGCGACCCACAGGTCGCCGGCGTTCGACTTCACGGCCGGCAGCGCGGAGAAGATCGGGACCATCCGCACGCGCACGGGCGCCGTGCGCAGCCGGCCGATGTGGACTCCAACCTCGGTCGACGCCTCCGCCGCGCGGCAGCGCTGGCCGTGCCGCGCGCCGCACGTGGAGCACGAGCCCCACGTCGCGCGCTCCTCGAGCGGGAGGTCGCGGATGATCTCGGCGCCGTTCACGCGGCGATGTCCTTCAGGTCGCACATGCGGATCACGAGTTCGGTGGCGGACTGCTGCATCCGCGCGACGGTCGGAGCCAGGCGCGCGAGCGCCGCCTCGCGGACGCGCTTGCGCACGGCGGCGGCGTAGGCGGCGTAGGCGGCGTAGGCGTCGGCGGCGGCGGCGTAGGCGGCGTAGGCGTAGGCGGCGGCGGCGGCGTAGGCGGCGTAGGCGGCGTAGGCGGCGTCGGCGGCGGCGGCGGCGGCGGCGGCGGCGGCGGCGGCGGCGGCGGCGTAGGCGGCGTAGGCGGCGTCGGCGGCGGCGGCGGCGGCGGCGGCGGCGGACTTCGTCAGCTTCGCGTGTGCCGCCTTGCGCGCCTCCCACGCCTTCGACTGCACGCGATCGATCAGCGGCCGCGCGGCGCGCACGTCTGCGAACGACTCGAACGGCGCCAGCGCGCGCAGTTCGTCCGCCTCGGCCTTCAGCCCCGCGAGCTCGACCCATTCCGGCGTCGAGATGCGCACCAGCCAGTCGTAGCAGAGCACGCCGCGCTGCGTCTCGATCGCGGCGCTCGCCTTCGTTCCGACGATCCGCGGCAGCAGCGGCTTGAGCAGCCGATCGCGCTCGGCGTTGCTCGGCAGCCGGTCGTTCCACCGGCGCATGAACGCCGCGATCACGGGCGACGCGCACTTCGGGTGGTCGCCGTGGGTTTCACCGGCGAGCCACGCGACCGCCTCCATCGCACAGACGCCTTCCTCGCGCTTGGCGTGGCCGCCCTCCGCGAGCGAGATCCGGTCGAGGTCGATCGTCTCCATCACCCGGCCTCCTGCGTCGGCGGCACGCCGCCACCCGGCGTCTCGGAGCCCGGCGCGCCGTAGAGCCAGCGCGCGTGGACGGCCTCGCGCCAGACGTCGAGCACGAGGTCGGCCAACTTGTCCGAGCCGATCACCGACGTGTGATGGCCGTCGGGCCGCACGTCGGTCGGGCAGAGCCAGTCGTGGCCGCGGCTGTCGGCGCGCGCGCCGTCGCACCAGAGCCTCCCGCCCCAGTCGAGGACCGGCGCGACGCTCGGAGCCAGCTGCTGGTCGCCGGCGAGTTGGTCGAGGATCACCTGGCGCACCGCGAAGCCCTGCTCGAGAAACGTCGGCTCGACGTCGGGCGTGATGCCGGCGTTCGTGTAGTGGTGCGCGTGCACCGAGTCGAGGTAGAGCAGCTTCAGGTTCGGGAAGACGGCGCGCGCGTTGGCGGCGATCGCCTTCAGCAGCGCCGTGAGATTCACGACGTGCTGCGGGTAGCCGACGCCGCCCGAGTCGCGCAGCCCCGTCAGCAGGTAGGCGACCTGCACCTGCGCCGGGCTCACGCCGGCGACGGTGAGCATCGCGGGCACGTGCGTCGTCCAGACCCAGTCGTTCGGGTCGGCCCAGTTGCTGGCGTCCTTGCCCGGATAGGCGCAGTTGACCGGCACGAGCCCGTCGCGCGGCGCCGGCGAGAGGAAGCCGAGCCCCAGCTTGATCGCGTCGAAGACGGCGACCGAGTAGGAGAAGCCCAGCCCGACGAGGCCGATCTCGCCGCAGGGATCCGGCTGCCCCTGCGCGTCGAGCCGCATGACGGCGTCGGCCGCCTCGGCGATCGCTTTGTGGTGCTCGGGCGTGTGGACGTTGCGGCCGCCGCCGTAGTAGCCGCTGTCGTGGCCGCTGCCCTGGTAGAGCCCGACCTGGTCGCCGATCGTGTCCACTCCGATCGGTGGTGCGCTGCAGTTCGGCATCAGACGATTCCCCTCTTCTTCAGGTCGACGTGGATCACCGCAGCCCTCCGGAGCCACGGCCACGCCATTCCCGCGAATCCCGCTTCGATGAAGGCCCGCGCCATCGACCGGCAGTCGTTGCGCTCGGCGACCAGGTCGCGATCGAGGCTGCTCACGGCTGCCCGCGCCTCAGGCGCAGCCGGGCCCACATCCACCGGAAGGCGGCGCCAACGGACGGCCGATGCACACCGAAGTCGGTGGCCTCGCGCGCGACCTTGAGGCGCGCCTCGCGCATCAGCGACGCGCGCAGGAACTGACGATCGGCAGCGCTCACGGCGCGGCTCGCAGCGGCGCCAAGTCCGGCGCGAAGAGCGCCACCGCGACGATCACGACGACGGCGAAGAGCACGAGCAGCCCGCCGCACGCGTTGAGGAAGGAGCAGCGCTCGCAGCGCGGCGCCGCCTGGCGCCTGGCACGGTCGTGGTTGGCGGTCACGACCGCGCTCCCGCTGCGAGTGGCCGCTCGCCCGCGTCGCGCTTGCGCTGCGCCGCGTCGATCGCACCGGTCACCCGCGCGCGGAACTTCGTGAGCTCGCGCTCCTCGATGAGGAGGCGCCCGCGCAGCCGGCTGGCGCCTACGACATCGACCCGCTGAAGCTCGCCCTCATCGACCGCGCGCTTGATCCGATTGGCGCCGACGCCGACGAACATCGCCGCCGCGGCCAACGTGTAGACCTTGCTCGACAAGGCCCGCTCCCCTCGAAGTCGGGTGGCGCACCCGACCCCGCTCCGCCAACTCTCCTGCGCTCAGGAGGTCGGGCGGGGAGCTGCGAATAACACCTGCGATAACATGCCTTATCGCCTGATCCCTGGGGACTGATCACTTCCAGGGTCGCGTGGCACGGTCACCGCAGGCGCGCTTCGCGGGCTTTCCCTACCCGACGCGCTGAATGGTATTTCTCTCTATCGGCTTGTCAATCAGTTTTCTGTAGCGAGAATTAGGTAGGGGGTTTCGCCTGCGTCGCGGTCGCAGGTCGCCAGGGGTGATCGAATGCCACTCGCAGAGGACGTTGCCCACTTCCTCGATTCAGTCAAGGCCAAGTCACAGTCCCCGCGCACGCACGTCGCCTACGCCTACGATCTCAAGTGCTTCCTCGCGTGGACCAAGAGCCAGGGCGTCGACCAGCTCGAGGGAATCACGGTCGAGCACCTGCGCCACTACAGCGTCTTCCGCACAAATGGCGTGGGTGGTCACGATTCGCCAGCCTCACTGCACCGGCGACTGTCGGTCATTCGTTCGCTGCTGACGTTCTACGTTCGTTCGGCGCGGCTCCCTCGAAACGTCGCCGACTGCATCGACCTGCCGCGCCGGCCGCGCCGGCTCCCGCGCGTGCTGACGCGCGTCGAGGTCGAGCACCTGCTGAACTGCATCCCCGCCGACGGCTTCATCGGGGCGCGCGACCGCGCGACGATGGAGTTGCTCTACGCCAGCGGGATGCGGATCTCCGAGGCGCTGAGCGTCACCGAGGACGCCTTCCGGGTGAACGACGGCTCGCTGCTGATCCGCGGCAAGGGCGGCAAGGAGCGCGTCGTCTTCCTGAGCGAGCGCGCCGCCGAAGCGATCCGCGCCTGGCGGCAGCTGCGCGCGGAGCGCCTCGCCTTCATCAACCGGCAGTCGGCGTTCCTCTTCATCGGGGCGCGCGGCGAGCCGCTGTCGAGCTCGTCGGCCAGGGAGATGCTCCGGCGCGCCTGCCTGCAGGCGGGGATGCGCGGGCGCGCGAGCCCTCACACGCTGCGGCACTCCTTCGCGACGCACCTGCTCGAGGGCGGCGCCGACCTGCGCGTCGTGCAGGAGCTCCTCGGGCACGCGACGCTCGCGACGACCGAGCGCTACACCCACGTCACGCCGCAACGCCTGCGCGAGGTCTACCTGCGCGCGCATCCGACGGCGGGCGGGCCGCCGCCGCCACCTCTGCCGGCGCCGGCCGTGCCGGTCGCTCCGACCGGGCTGCGCATCGTGCGTGGCGGCGCTGCGGGTTAGCGTGATCGCGCCGCCCACCTTGGAGGTGGTTGGAGTCGGGAAACCCCCTTGACTCCGGCCGGGCAGACCGACGAGGTGGGCGGCGCTTCGCGCTACCGCCGGCGCGCGCGGCGCTTGCCGGACGCCGCTCGAATCTGAACCTCCAGGATGACCGGCACCCACGCCGGGCAGCTGCGCCAGCCCGGCGACTTCGGAGGCGCGAGCCACCGGCGCACGGTGCGCTGGTCGACGCCGAGCAGCGCGGCCGCTCGCACCTGCGGCAGCCTGTGCTTCTTCAGCAGGGCGCGCAGCCGCTTGACCGGTTCCGAGGCCGAGTACGGCACCCTCGCCGCGTCGTCCTGCACGAACTCTCCGAGCTTCGTCGCGTCACGCACCATCGCCCTGCCCTCCCTGTCTCCGCGCCGCCGTCCGCTGCTCGACCTCGACCAGCCATGCCCACGAGAGGCAGCGCTCGATGTCTCCGAGCCAGCGCATGGCGGCGGCGTCCGCCTCGGCTCCAGCCTCGAGGCACGCGGCGGACCACGGCTCCGGCGGAACCTCGTCGCGCCTCATCGTGACCCGCCCGAGCTTCACGACGCAATCTTGGTGCAACCGCCGCCAGAGCGCGGCTCCGCAACGACTGTGCTCCGCGACCCCGATCGTCGCGAGCAGCTCGCCGCCGCGCTCGGCCGAGCGGTGCACGGTGGCAGTCAGGCAGCGGCCGCTGACCTCGACGCGCAGCTCGTTGCCGTCGGGTTCGAGCGCCCCGCCGCCGGCCGCGATGAGACTGCGGAAGCGCGCGATCGCCTGGTCGTCGACCTCGTCGCGAGTCGACCTCCCTCCGTAACCGGTCACGAGCCTCACGTGATGCAGGTAGCGCATGGTCGTCCTCTGCCTCCGTTCGGCTCGGCGCCGCCCTCCCGGTTGGAAGGGCGGCGCGAGCCGACCCGCCTCAGATCCAGCCCTCGCGCGCGAAGGAGCGGAAGTCCGAGTCCGCCACGACCACGTGGTCGAGCAGACGGATCCCCATCACCGAACCGGCCTCGACCAAGCGCGCCGTGACTTGGTGGTCCTCGACGCTCGGGGTCGGGTCGCCGCTCGGGTGGTTGTGCGCGACGATCAGGGCCGCCGCGCTGTCGAGCACCGCGGCGCGGAACACCTCGCGCGGATGCAGGACGCTCGACATCAGCGAGCCGACCGAAACCTCGTGCGCCGCGATCACCTTCGAGCGCGCATCCAACGTGATCACGACGACCACCTCGACCCGCGTCAGCCGCTCGCCGAGGATCGCGCGGACGATCTCCGCCACCTGCTCCGGCTTCGCGGCGCTCTTCCGGGTCGCCGTCGCCGCCACGGGGCCGGCGCCCTGCGGGCACCGCAGCGTCAGCGTGCCCTCGATCCCACTCGCGAGCGTCACCTTGCACCGCATCGTTCGATCTCCTGCGCCAGTCGGCCGGCGCACGCCTGACTCGCTTGGGGAGGCACGCGCCTCTCGTCGCTCGTCATGCCCCGAAGTATAGGGCCACTGGCCCTAGTGTCAACGGGCGAAAGAGAGTGGTAACCCCGATTTTCACCCTGTCACTAGATGAAGCCGGCGGCCCGCGGCACCCGTGCCCAAGGGGGTCGTCGGAGGACCCATTTTTGGGTGTGTGGCATACCCTTTGCCCTCAACGAAACACGAACGCGCCGAGGCGGCCTCAACTGCCGCGACGAGACCTCACCACGCGTTCGAGTTCTTCGAGGTAGGCCTTCCTGCCGGCGCCTGAAGTGAGTCGCGTCGCGCGCGTCTTCGCCGAGCGCACCGCGGCCTCCAGCTCGATCGAGAAGACGCTCGCGTAGTTGGCCTGGCACTCGGCCTGCACCTCCTCCCGGAACGGCCAGCGCTTCCGCATCGGCTGCTCGCGGCGCAGGCTCCAAAGTGCCTGGATCGTCGACGCCTTCTTCTGGTTCTTCAGCTTGCCCTTGCGCCGCCAGAGCAGGTCGCGCAGCAGCACGTTCTGGTTGAGGCGGATGACGTTGGGGTTGCGGTAGCCGACGTCGGCCTTGTTCGTGCGGATGACGGGCCGCACGGCCGTCGGGAACGTCCCGGCCTTGCCGCGCTTCGTGAGGATCGCGCGCGTCGGCACCGCGATCATCCCGCCGTCCTTCGCGCGCTTGGGCTCGCCCGTCGCCTGCAGGCGCATGAAGTCGTCCTTGTCGCCGACCCACGCCTTGGGGTTCGGCCAGTCGCTCTTCTTCGCCCGGACGAGCGTGATGCCGCGCGGCACGCGCTGGTTGCGGATCGTCATGTAGTTGCCGAGCGTGGCCTGCAAGCGCTTCACCGCCGCCTGCGCCATGCGCGTCAGCGCGGCGGCCGCGGCGAACGGCACCTGCCGCTCGACCACGTCCTTGCTCCAGCGCTCGAGGTCGGGCGCGTTGTGGGCCAGGACGACGGGGTCGAGGACGGTGCTCCCCGCCGCGACCTGCCACCCGCGCGTCGCCATGGTCAGCCCGCCGCGGTGGCGACGACCCGCTCGTAGAAGGGCAGCGCGTCGCCCTGGTCCAGCTGGCGCGGCGGCACGCGCTCGAGCGTGTAGTCGCGCCCGTCGAGCGTCGCCTGCAGGTCGAGCAGCTCGTCGTGGTGCCCGATCACCCGCGCCGGCGCCCGCTGGACGCCGGCGCCGTTCACCATGAAGTGGACGACGAGCTGCTCGCTCGGCTCGGCCGCATCCGCGTCGTCGACCGGCCCGTCGGGCTCGTCGTCGTCGACCGCGTCATCCTTGGAAGCGGAGGTCGCGGGCGCGGCCGCGGGGTTCGCCAGCGTGATGCCCTCGGCGCCGACCGCGGCGACCATCTCCTTGCCGTCGTCGCCCTCGAAGATGAGCTCGGTGCCGGCGGTGGCCTCGCTCGGCGCGCCCGCGCGCGCGGCGGTCACCTGCGCAACGACGTCGCCGTCCGCGCCGATCGTCGCCTCCGCCACGAGCTCGTAGGCCCGCTCGTCGCTCTCGCGCACGAGCCGCGTGCCGGCCGCCAGGACCACGCCCGGCTCGCCCGTGATGATCACCGTTCCCGTCGCCTTGTTCGCTGCCACCGCCGTTCTCCTACGTGTAGCTGAAGATGATCTTCGTGTGGGCCTGCTTGGCCGAGTTGAGCAGCACCTCGAGCAGTTCGTTGCCGCCGCTCTCCAGCGGATCGCCGACGGCCGACTCGCCCACCTCGAAGTACCGCGTGACGCTGTCGGGTGCATTCACCTGCCAGAGGAAGCGCGCCGTCTCGTCGTCGAGCGGATCCTCGACCGCCGACTCGCCAACCTCGAACGCCTCGAACTCCGTGATCGTGATCGTGACGCCGAGGCGCGCCGCCAGCGCGACGAAGAAGTCGGCGCAACAGCCTCCGACCGCCTGCAGCTTCGCGACGACCAGATCGCGACGCTCCGCGAGCGTGAGCGGCACGTCGGACGGGAAGTTCGGGTCGGGCAGGCCGACCTCGTACTCCCATCCTTCAAGCAGCATGTTCGCCTGGCTGGGAAGCGCCTCGGTCGCGACGGCGGTGATCACCTCATCGATCGTCGCGCCCTCGCTCGCGATCGTCTGCAGCAGGCGATCGAAGACGCCGCCCTTCACGAGCCGCCAGAGCTTGCCCTCCGGCAGCAGGGTTAGCAGCGTGTCGCGGAACTGGAGGATGCGCTCCTCGGTCGGCACGTTCAGCCGCCGCGCTTCACGGCCGGACTGTCGCTGTCGTCCCAGCCGTCGGCGTGCAGCCGGTCGGCGAGGTTGCGCAGCGCCGCGGTGTTGTGCGACAGGTGCCTGAACGTCTCCTGAAGCAGCTCCTTCACGGCCTTGTCGCGCAGGTCGACGCTGGCCTCGAAGCGCATCAGGCGGCGCTCACTCAGCCACTCGAAGCCGACGACGAGCGCCAGGACCAGCGTGAGCGCCGGCCACTGTCGCATCGCGTCACGCGCCAGCGAGGTCAGCGCGAGGCCGCCAGCTCCACTGCCTGCAGGAACCGCCATCGTTCGAGTCCCCCCGTTAGTTGCCGCCCTCTTCGGGCGTCGCGATCCGTTCGAGGCGGCCCCAGAACGCTCCGGCCGCGATGTTCGCGGCCACCATCTGGGCGCGCATGCGGATCCAAGCACCAGCCGGGATCGCCTCCTCGAGCGGCCACTCGAAGCGCAGCGGCCGGTTGAACGTCGCGGCGGCCGGCGGTCCGACCCGCGTGAAGGCGGGCATGAACGACCCGTCCTCTGGGTTGACCTGCGCCTCGATCTCGGCCTCGGCAGTGAGCGGACCGCTCGCCGCGTTGTTGGTGAAGCCGAGGTGCGCGCCCTGGAGCATGAAGCGGAAGCCGGGCGGCACCTTGAACTGGCCGGGCGCTGCGCGCTTGCGGCCAACCGGGATCTTCAGACGGTCACCACCGGCAGTCTCCTTCCGAATGGTGATCGTGCCGGCGTTGGTCTCGTCGGAGCCGTAGCTGCTGACCCATGCGTCGAGGACGGCGATCACGTTCGTGTCTGGAACCAGCGCGACGGCGCCGGTGCCGTTCAAGTTGCCGCTCAGCACCTTGGTCGTGCCGTCGTCGAGCAGCACCAGCACCTTGACGACGCGCGCGCCGGTGCCTGCCAGGAGATCCTTCGTGTTGTCGGTCGAGTGGATCTCGATCGTCTCGCCGCCGGCCGCGGCGTAGAGCCCGGCCCCGTCCCCGACGACGGTCCATGTGCTCGGAAGGGCGCTGTGGAAGCACGGGATCACGCGCTTTCCGGGCAAGAGCTGTTGCGGCGTCGACATCGAGACTCTCCTTCAAGTCGTTCAGGTGCTCAGGGTTCGACCGCGGTGTGCTACTCGCCGGCCCCGCCTCCGCTCGGCCAGGTCACGCCGACCGCGTCGACCGCCGCGATGTTCGCCGCGGCGTTGATTGCCGAGGTGGCACCGAGGCGCGCCGCATTCGTCTCGCCGACGCGCGCCTTCACCGAGTCCCACCACGCCGAGAGATTCGTCGCGACCTGCGCGCCGCTGGCGCCCATGGTGCCGATGAGCTTGTCGATCAGCGGATGACGCGCGGCCGCGAACGTCTGGCCGTCGCGCTCGATCTCGATCGCCTCCTGCACCGCCTTCAGCAGCACCGCCGCGGCGAGCGGCGAGACCGGCGACTGCAGCCGCAGATCCTGCGCGAACTTCTCCTCCGAGGCGAGGTCGACGGCCGCCTTCTTCGACTTCTTGTAGGTGGCGAGCGGCGTCGCATTCGCCGCGTCGGGAGTGTTGGGCTCCGCCTTCCACGCCTCATACTCGCGCCACGCGGCGAGCGCGGGGTTGTTGGGGATCTGCGCACCGGTCGCCGTCAGGATGATCCCGTTGGTGTCGGCGGTCTGGTTGTCGAGGAAGCGATACGCGCCCATGGATCAGAGCTCCGCGTCGTAGAAGGCGTGCGCCCGGTAGATGCCCGACGAGACGGCCGTGACCGCCGCACCGGTCTGCTTCTCGCTGTTGAACGACGTCGAGTTGACAACCGACGCCGAGCCGATCGGACGCTCGATGCTCCCCACCGCACCGGTGTGCGGCGCGAAGTAGGTGATCGCCGGCGTCGTGCGCATCGGCACCGGGAACGGCGTGTTCATCGATTCGCACTGGACGCCCGTGTCGTCGCCGCAGAGGCATCCGACCGTCGTGACCGTCGAGGGATCGACGTCGACTGCGTAGGTCTTCCACTCGAAGCGGGAAAGGCGCAGGTAGTCGATCGCGTCTGAGACGCGCTGGAACGGCAAGTCGAGCGACCCGAGGTTCGCCTGCGCGCCGGCCACCTGCAGGGTGAACGTCGCGCCGTCCGGCGCCGTGAACCCGAGCGCCGTGAAGCGCCCGGCTCCGAGCGTCTTCCCGGAGATCGACGGCACGGCGAAAACGTTCTTGAAGCGCGTCCACGTGGTCGTGACCGTGATCGGCGTGCCGGTCACCACCACCGTCGCCGATCCGCCAGCGCCGAAGTCCTGCGCGAGCCGCGGCGTCAGCGAGAGCGTGCCGGACGTCACGCGCAGCCAGAATCCCTCCGTGAGGTTCTGGCCGTCGAGCTCCTCCATCGACTCGAGGCGCTGTTCCATCCGGACGCCCGTGCCGCCGGTCGTCTGCGCCCACTGGAGGTAGCTCTCGCCGAGCGAGACGTGCGGCGCGGCGCCCGGCGCGAACGTCTGCTTCGAGATCGTCCCGACGCCGCCGGTGCCGGTATGCACCTTCCACCGCGACGCGGTGATGTCGATCGCGCCGTTCAGTGTGACCGACTGCCACCGCTGCCAGAAGCGGAAGCTGCCGTTGATGAAGAGGTTCTTGACGTCGAGTCCGAGCGTCTGGCCGCCGAGCAGGCGGACGGCGTCCTTGATCTGGTTGTAGTCGCCCTTCACCAGCGTGAGGCCCGCCTCCTCGCAGAGGCGCGAGAGCCCCTCGCTGAACTCGTTCCCCTGGTCGACCGTGACGATGGTCGCCGGGATGCCAAGCGTGGGGTTGCGGCCCTGGTAGCCGTTGTGGCCGAGCCCGTCGAAGTTGGCCTTGGCGGTGACGTGGTCTGGGCGGTGCATCGACTCAGCTCCAGGTGATGGTCCCGAGGACCAGAATCTCGTGCGGCTGGCAGACGACGTCGGCCGACGGCACGGTCAGCTCGTGATGGTCCTCGCCGACGGCATTGCTGATGGCGCCAACGATCTGCGACAGGTAGTGGGTCTTGCCGAGCGACGCTTCGCGCGCGATCAGGTCTTTCAGCGCGGTGGTGACCGCCTCGCGCACGTCGGCGGTGTTGGGCGCGAGCGCGATGGTGATGTCGAGCAGCTTCGGCGTCGGCGCGAAGGGGAAGACCTTCGCCGTCACCGGCTTGCGGGAAGGGTCCGTCAGGTAGGCCTCGACCTCGTCGACCTTGCCGGGGCTCGGGATGATCGAGATCGGATCGCCGTCGAGCACGAAGCCGACGCCGACCGTCCCGAGCCCGAGCCACTCCTCGCGCACCCACACGCGCGTGACGCCGGGCACCTCGAGCGTCCAGCGGACGTAGTCGGCGACCGAGCCGCCGTTCAGCGCGTTGCTCCGGCGCTGGCGGATGCGCGCCGCGAGCTGCGCGTCGGTCTCGGCGTCGGTCCCACCGCTCAAGCCGCGCCCGTCGCCATCGTCGGCGACGACCGCCTGCACGTTCACGGCCGGGAGCGCCGCGGTGAACGTGAGCGGCATGCCGATGTCGCAGTTCGTCGCCGCGCCGCCGCTCTCGGCCGTGACCGCGATGTCCTGGCTCGAGGACGAGAGGACCGTGGTCGCGTCGACCAGGAAGCGCACGCCGTCGGCGCGCTGCAGTACGTAGCCAGCGGTTACGGTCGCGCCGACGCTGCCGGTCACCGTCACGAAGCCCGCCGCCTGCGCTGCCGGCTTGCGCGTCATCAGGTACTCGGCGGCGTGGCGCTCGAGCCACTCGGGGTCGGCGGTCGACGGCAGGATCTGCCGCGACATGAGCTCGACGGCGCCGTAGTTGCCGTGCGACTGGCCTGCGATCACGTCCGAGACGACTCGGAACGTGCCCTCCTCGAGCAGCGCGCCGAGGCCCTGGCGCATCGCCATCTCGGCGGCGACGCGCCTCTCCAGGGTCTCAGCCGTCGGTCGCGGGAACGCCACTGCGGCTACCTCGTCAGGATCCGGACGCGCGCGCCGTTGAGCTCGACCGGCGCGAGCTCCGCGTCCCACAGCGACTGGAAGCGCGCGACGCTGCCGCGCGCGATCGCCACCTCGAGGTCGATTCGGTCCGGCGCGGTGATCGAAGCCGCGACCGTGACGCTGCGCGCGATACCGCGGTCGACCAGCCACTGCAGCGCGTCCTGGGCGCGTCGCCCGACGTCGCTCGCGAGCTCCGGCGTGACCGCCTCGCGGTCGTGAAGCCACAGCAGCGAGCCGTAGCGCGCGCCCGGCCGGTCGGCCCAGTAGCCGCGGGGGTTCTGGTTCTCGCTTGAGTCGGGCAGGAGGCCCTCGGGCGCGCGCGCGTCGCTGAAGAGCGAGCAGAGGATCAGCGTCCGGAGGCCGTGGTCGAGCTTCAGGTCCCCGCCCTCAATGACGAGGTCGGTCCCGGCTCCATTCGGATCAATGTCCAGAAGCAGTTCCGGCACAGTCGTCGCCATCCCCACCAGCGGCGGCCGCAATGGTAGCCGCGCATTGGCTCGAATGCACCCGAACTGTCAGCGCGACTGTCGCCTACATCGGCGTTAGCGGGGGATTGCCGCCGCCGGTGTGCTGGTGGGTGTTGAAGACCGCTCGCATCGCCGCCATGTCCAGGGCCGTCGCCGGTCCCGAGTCGGAGACCTCGCCCACGGCGGTCACGTTTCCGTCGACCAAGACGTCGCCGGTGAAGTGGGCGAGCGGAGCCTCGATCTCGATGGAGGTGGTGCTCTTCACCGTGACCGGCAGCGCGCCCGCGTCGATCACGATGCCGGCGCGCGTCAGGTGGACGACCTGCCCCAGGTCGTCGCTGATCGCGGCCTCGCCCTCCGCGAGGTCCACTTGGAAGCGTCGGTCACCGACGCAGATCGCGAAGCCGTGCGAGCGGTCGCCGCCGATGAAGCCGGCGAGCAGCTCGCCACCGCCCGGCGGCACGCGGCTCGAGAAGCCGTACGGCTGCCAGTGCTGCAGCTTCGCGATCTCTCCCGGCAGGAGCTCCGCCTGCAACGTCGGCCAGCCACCTGGCGCCGCGGCGCCGGTCTTCTGGACGACGCCGCGCGCGAGCAGCAGAGCGAGGCGCACGCGCACCCGCTCGAGCATGGCCGAGAAGCTCACTCGCCGTCCTCCTCGTCGAAGCCCAGGATGCCGGCGCCCACGATCGCGGGGTTCGGCTCGAAGGCGTTCGCCCGCACGCAGGTCAGCTTCGTCGTCGTGCCGTCGCCCTCGCGCGCCGCCGAGTAGGTGGCGCCGCTGATGAGCAGCTCGCCCTTCACGTCGATCGCCGGCAGGCTGACGCTGACGAGCTCGTTCACCAGCCAGGCGTCCGCCTCACCGCGCGGGAGCGTGCCGTTGCGGTCCCAGCCAGGGACCTCGACGACGACCTGCTCCGACTCGGCGGCGCGCACCGTCGCCTCCCACTGCGCGAGCAGTCGCGCCGTCTCGACCGACGCGACGCGCTCGGCCACGACGACCAGCGGCCGGTTGCGCCGCACGCCCTTGTCGGTGGCTCCGGCGGAGGTGGCCACCGCGAGCGCCGCCTGCCCCTCGTCGCCGAGGTCGAAGCCCTTCACGTAGTAGGCCGAGAAGCGCTGGGCGAGGTTCTCGTCGTAGCTGGCGGTCCGGACGTTCTCCCCCTGCACCAGCGCGCGCGGCGACCGGTAGCGGCCCGACGGCGTCAGCAGGAGGGACCCGTCTCCCGGAGCGTAGGCGAGCACGCCGATCTCCCGTAGCGCCGGCTCGAGCGCGTCCCAGGCCGTGCCACCCTCGTCGACCGCGTAGACCGGGAACGGCACCAGCGTGATCTGCGCGAAGTCGGCCTGCACCGCGTGCCGCTCAAGCGCGTGCACCTTGCCGGCGATCACCTTGATGCCGAAGGGCTCGGCCAGGTCGTGCGCGATTCGGGAGAGCGCCGCGTTCGACCAGCTCCGCGGGCTCCCAGGAGGCGGGCTCGCGTCGACCATGTCGGCCACGGTGTCGCGCGCCGTCACCGTCCAGGCGCCGCCGAGACGCCGCCCGCGGGCATCGACGAAGCCGGTCAGCAGCGGCTGGTCACCCAACTTCACCTGGATCCGCGCGCCGCGCCCGATGCGCCGGATCGTCGCTGGCTCCGGCACGACCTGGAGCGTCACCTGCCCCGACGCCTCGAGGACGCTGCGGGTGAGGTCGAGCGACTTCCACCCGCGGAACTCGACGTCGTCGACTAGGACGCGCTCGCGCGGCGGCACAGCCTATCCCTCCCCAATCGCGCTCGCCGGGTCGATCGCCACCAGAAGCGGGCGCCCACCACCGACGAAGAGGGGATGGCGCGGCCGGTTGCGCTCGACGATCTCGTCGGCGCGCGTCACGTCGTCGTGGAAGCGGTACGCCAGCACCAGCGCCGGGAGCGAACTCGACAGCGTCACGCTGCGGAGCTGGCCCGACCGCTCGAGCACGGCCGGGAGAGCGTTCACGATCGCGACCCGCATGTCTGCCAGCGCGGCGTGCACGTCGTCCGACGCCGTCAGCTGCAGCGCTTCGATCTCCTCCTCGAGCTCCGCCAGCGCGGTCGCGATTTCGTCCTGGTCGCGCCAGCGCGCGTCGGCGGCCGCGCGCGCGGCGCCGTAGAGCGCGGCGAGGCGGGCGCTGCCGACCACCAGCCGGGCGTTCGCGTCGGCGGCGCGCGCCGCGTAGGAGTCGCCGCCGAGCTCGTCGTGCGCGAGGCCGAAGAGCTCGTGGTACACCCAGAAGGCGTCGCGGGCGGCCATGCCGGCGTTGCCGATCGCATCGATGGCGCCCAGCACCTCGAAGCCGAGGTTGGCCGGAGCGAGCGCGAGGTTCTGCGCCGCGACGATGATCCCCTGCACCTGCGCGCTGAATGCCGCGACCAGGTCGGCCTGCGCCTGGATGAACTGCAGCGGCGCGAGCACGCTGTGGACGATCTTCAGCGCCCCGACCGTCGCGTCGCGCACGTACTCCGGGAAGCCGGTGGTCGCGAGGTTGGCCTCGAGGTCGGCCTGCGTCGCGGCGCGCACCTGGTCGGCCGCCTTCTTCACTCCCGCCTTCGGGTCGACCTCGTCGGGCTCCGGCCGCTCTCGCCACTCCCGGAACGGCACCTGGAAGTAGGTCGCGCCACCGTGGTCGATGCTGTCGCGGCGCGACGGCTCGCCGTCGAGGACGACCGCCAGGCGCCCCCGCCACGGGTGGACGAGCTCGCCGCCACGGTCCTCCTCGAGCGCGCGCTGGAGCTCGTCGGCGCGCTCGTGGTGGTCCGAGCCGATCACCATCAGCGAGACCTGCAGCGTGCGCGGCCGCGGGCCCTGGAACTCGACCGGGTGGCGCTTGCCGGAGTAGACCTCGTGCGTGACGGTCCGCAGGCCGAAGGCGCCCGTCACGTCGGTGATCAGGCAGCCGATGCCGCGATAGGAGCCCGGCCGGTAGATGTCCTGCCAGTCGGCCACGGGGGGTTAGTTCGAGTGCAGGTAGAAGACCGTGCCGAAGATCGAGTTGGCGAATCCCGCCGAGCCGTCGGCGGCCTGCACCTGCAGCGCCGCGCCCTTCGGTCCGATCAGGTAGTCCTGGCCGGCGTCGAACTTCACGTCCTGGCGGACCGTCATCGCGTCGATCAGCTCCTGGAACAGGAACGGCGTCTGGTCGGTGATTGACCAGCGGAACTTCACCTGCTTCGCTTCGGCCGTGCCCTGCTTCCAGCAGTTCAGGATCTTGAGCTTGATGCGGAAGTCGGCGCCCTGCGACGCGACGATGTCGCGGAAGGTCTGGTCGGTGCAGGTGACGGTGAAGGCGTTGCGGCGCAGCTGCTCATCGGCCATTGCGAGCGACTCCTGTCATTCGATGTCGACGTGCGGCGGACTCAACGGAGCAGGGTCCTGACTTCCTCGAATGCCTTGCGGATTTCCTTCGTCTGCTCCGGCGACATCCCCTCGAACTCCCACCTGCAGAATCTCTGCCCAGAGGATGTCTCTGCGCGAACCTGAATCGTCCTGAGAGCGTGCGTCGTCGGATCGAATCGACGCCCATCAGGTTGCGTGAAGTCGAGGACGCTGACCTCGAACGTGGACCGCGCCTGAATGATCCATCGACGATGCTCGAATGAATCGTTCAGCGAGATCGAGACATCCCGCCAGTCAAAGTCGTCGGCGTTCTCGATGACCAGAGAGCCGTCGACGTACGTCGCCTTGCCTTCTAGGTGGCCAGCATCCTTGCTGGGCATTGCGAATAGCCCCAGCACTGCCACGACTGCGACCAGGACAATTGCGATCAGATTGCGCATTCTCGGCTTCGCATTCACGTTGGGGCAGCTCCGAACGTCTAGATGCCCCTCCCCAATGGACCCGCAGTCTAGCAGGCGCTGGCGCTGCGGTCTCTCCGCGCTAGTGAGAGGCGGCCGCG